TCACAAGATGGACCTCGAGTCCGGCCCTGGCGACGAGGTAACGACAACCCTGATTGCCAAGCTCCGCGGCAAGCCGATCGAAGGGTCGGAAAAGGGCGAGGGCCGCGAACAATCGCTGGCTCACTACACGCAGAAAATGCGCATCGACAAGCACCGCCAGTTGGTGAACGTCGGTGACGTAATGACGCAGAAGCGCGTCAATTTCAGCGTCACCGATCAGGTGAGGGCCCGCTTGTCTGATTACATGGCCGAAATCTACGACGAACAGGCGCACATGACCGCAGCAGGCGGCCGCGGTGTCGGCACGGAAATCCAGCATTACCCTGTTGGCTACGCCGGATTCCCGAATGCCTTCATCACCCCAGATGCGGCCCATCTCATCATCGGCAATGGCAAGACGACCTCCACGCTGACTGGCGCCGGCGATACCAACTTGTCTACTGCCATCATCGACCGCGCCGTTGTTCGCGCCAAGAAGATGCTCGGCGTCGAAACCGCCCAGGGTGCCCGCATGGAGCCGATCAACGTTGACGGCCAGAAGGCTTTCGTTCTGCTGGCTGCGCCCGAGTCGATGTACGACCTGCGTCGCGAAGTCGGCGATGCCGGCTGGCTGACGCTTGAGAAGGCCAAGGCTGCCGCAGTTGGAGCCAAGTCGCCGATCTTCACTGCCGGCCAGTCGTACTACTCCGGCGTCCTGCTGATGGAGCACGAAACCTGCGTCAAGCATTCGGTGCACACTAGCAACGGCTCGACCATCGTCCCGACCGTCCGCAACCTGTTCCTCGGCGCCCATGCAATTTCGGTTGCTTACGGCACCAAGGGCCAGCGTGGCGGCGTGCGCTACGAGCTGACCGATTCCGACCTTGACCACGGCGAGGAAGAAGTTGTCATCACCCGCATGATCGCCGGCTGGATCAAGAACCAGTTCAACGGCATGGACTTCGGTGTTCAGTCGATCGACACCGCCTACACCGCCATCGCGTAAGGAGAATCCAACATGGCTTTCTACCAATCCAAGCAAATCGTCAACAACGAGCCGCTGGTGTCCGCCGATGGCGCCACCGAAACCATTGCCATTGTCGGCGACTTCACCACCGTCACCGGCATGGTCACTGGCGAAATCATCGAAATGGTCGGCCTCCCCGCCGGATATGTCCCGGTGGATGTCCTGGTCGCCTACGATGCGTCCGCCGCTGCGGCATGGACGGCTGACTGCGGCGTGCTTTCCGGAAACTACGGTGTTACCACGGGCACGGCTCGTACCCAGGGCAACGAAGCGTTTGCGGCCAACTCGACCGGCCAGGGCGCTGCCGGCCTGGTCCGGGCTGCCAAGCCGAACCTGGCGCAACTTGCTCCAGCCGATAACGACCGTGGCATCGGACTGAAGATCGTCGGCACCCTGACCACCCTGGTTGTCGGAACCAACATCCGCATGACCTTGCTGGCCCGCGCTGCACGCAACGGGGTCTAAGCATGGGCCGTCCGCGCAGGAGTGCGAATCAAGCGGCATCTTCGGGTGCCGTTTTTGAATCTGCGCCGGTTGCTTCACCGCAGCCGGCAAGTTTTGCAATCAGTCGCTCGGTCCATGATTTGACCGGCGACGAACTCAAGGCCCATGCCCGCAAGATAGGCGTCTCTGAGCGAGACGTGATCGGACTGTCCGAATCACGGCTGCGTCAGAATTGCCTGGTCATGGCGCATGAGAACCTGGAAAACGCCTGACATGAATCTCGGTGAGCTTCGTTCTGACTTCAGGGGCCGCGTATGCGACACTAAAAAGCCATACCTGTGGAGTGATCGAGAAGTCGACGGGTACATCAACGAAGCGCTGATCGAGGCGGTTGATCGCGGCCTGATGATCTATGACCGCGAGTCATTCACAGTAGATGTCGCTGTGGGCGTGACTGACTACGCGCTCGACAAAAGCATCATCCGCGTCAATGCGGCATTGGTCACGTCGAAAGATGGTGTGGCGCTTGACGAGCCAGAGTTGCTGCGCCTGGCAGAACGCGAATCAGGATTTGTGTACCATCAGCAATTCGGTCGCCACCATGATCTGCAGGGATACCGGATTGACGAAGACGGAACATTTGTTCTCGATGCCACGCCTTCGACAGTCGCTACCTTGTCACTGGAAGTTTATCGCTACGCCGATGCGCTGCAGGACGATAGCGACGAGCCTGAGATTCCGAACAAGTATCACGCCAAGATGCTGGATTGGGCGCTGAAGCTGGCCTATCTCAAGCAGGATGCTGACACATACGATCCGTCCGCGGCAGAGCGTCACGACGCAGAGTTTGCTCGCACATTCGGTACGCCAAAGACAGCGCAGCAGCATCGGCAGCGGCTTCGTCGTGCGGCGCGAAGCATCAAGACTCCTGGGTTCTGAATCGGAGGCCACGATGAACCTGCGCATCGAGAACAGCGAACTCTATGTCGACAACCTGAGACTTTGCTTTGCCGGAGCCGGAAATGGACGCCAAAATCTACAGCCTGGACGATATGAAGTCGTCACGCAATACTCCACTCACCACGGAAAGATACTTCCCGACGCAGTGGGTCTCGGATGGCTTGGCCCTTTCTCTGAGTGCGATGTCATTCTGGGTGGAGTGCGCGGTCGCCATGGCGTCATTCCATCACCTGCTAGCACAAACGCCCTGCTTGCCCGTCTCGAAGTAGCCGAGGACGCCGGCCGCAAAGTCGTGCTGGAAGTCAAATGAACACGGATGAGCGCATCGCCGTTCTTGAAGCGGAAATCGCCACACTGAAATTCGCCGTGATTGCCCTGGCGTTTCGTCTGGAGGCCAATAGCCTTGCCGCCTACGCATCTCCTGACGAACAACCTTCGGAGGTGCTGCATTGAACCTGATACCTGACTGGAAACTCATTGCACGAAAGGCGTGGTCTGTTCGCCTGATGGCAATCGCCTCGATCCTTTCCGGCTGCGAGGCGGTGTTGCCCTACGCCGAATTCGTGCTGCCGCGCGGCTCGTTCGCCCTGCTGTCGTTCGTCATCGTGACGCTGGCCCTGCTGGCACGCTTCGTCGCGCAGCGCGATATTCAGGACGCCAGCAAGGAAAAAGATGAAGGGATGATTCAGTGGTAATAAGCCCGCGCTACCTGTCTCGCAAGTTCCTCCTGACGATGCTGATCGTCCTGCTCGGCACGTTTCTACGGTGGTTCGATCTGGTCGATGGTGGAATGTGGGTCACGGTCGTTTCGCTGGCCCTGACAGTCTATGTCGGCGGCAACGTTGTGCAAAAACAAGGGGAACTACGATGACTATGACCCGTAACCAGAAGGTCGGTACGGCTATTGCTGCGGTCGTGGCACTGACGGCAAGCTCTGAGGGGGTTCGCCAGTTCGCGTACTACGACCCTCCGGGCATTCTCACCGTCTGCTATGGGCATACAGGAAGCGACGTGAAGAAGGGCGTCAAGTACAGCCTCGACGAGTGCAAGGCGCTTCTATCAAAGGACATGCTGACGGCGATGGAGGCGGTCGACCGCTGCCACCCTGATCTACCTGTTCCAGTTCTCGCCGCTTTCGGAGACGCCGTATTCAACATGGGGCCGACGGTCGCGTGCAACAAGGCGCAGTCCCGCGCGGCCCAGTACCTCTACGCAGGAAACTATGCGGCGGCGTGCAACGAACTGCCGAAGTGGAACAAGGCGCGCGTGGCCGGTGTTCTTGTTGCCTTGCCAGGCCTGACAAAGCGGCGCGCGGCTGAGCAGGCACTCTGCCTGGAGGGCGCATGAACACTTTCCGTCGTGGCATCATCTCCTCGGAAATCACTTCCCTATGCGACTCGGAACGGCGCATCGGCGTTCTGATCGCTGCCGAGGAAAAGGCGCTCGCAGCGCAGCCCGACTCGATTGAGAACTCGACGCATTCGGCCAGTTCGCGTGTTGCCATTGCCGCGCTGCGGTTTGCTCGGGATGACGTGCAGAAGGCGATCCGCAACCTGAAGACAGCACTCGAATCAGAGAATATCGAGCACATCGACATTGGGAGCGCCCCATGTTCTCCATGATGACTCCGACTCGATACCTGATTCTC